CACCGCCAGCGCCACCCCCGCCCCCAGCGCCGTAGCTGCCTCGGCCTGACCCTCCAGCGCCACCGCCACCAACGACCAGCACATCGAACCAACCAGCAGTGGCAACGGTCAGCGTGCCATCTGCCGTGAATGAGTTGACTGCGAAATCCGTACCACCACTGGAATGCGTTGTGGCTGTCCCGCCACTAGCCACCCCAAAAGGGATGGCACCACCACCTTTCACGAAATAGGCGACGGTTGCTGAATCAAAAACGATGAAGGCGCCCTCATTTTGAGTGAGAGTCAGATCAGTGCCATTCAGGGTCAGCCCAGCGGAGCCAGCGAACGTCCACGAACCGGCGCCCTTATTCAGTACAGGTATCGAGTCACCTTGAGCGAACACAGACCCCGGCACTGAGCAGGCACCAGCAGCAGCGTTGGAGAACGTCACCCGCTTTCTCTGATCCCCACTTGCGAGGGTGTCGGTGGTTCCGGTGACAGCCCTCGTGGCCGGGGGGCCGATTGCGGCGAGCGCAACGGCATTCGTGGAATCAAGAGTCTTGTTCTGGATTGTCTGAGTGCCCGTGGTGCCGACCAATGCACCGCCAACGCCATGCACACCAGTCGTTGCATTGACGTGAGCGTTGGCCTCAGAGAAGTCGAGGGCGACCGCAGCATGCACCACTGCTCGACCGACCTGATGCGCCATAGCGCTCGTGCCGTTATAGGCGCGCGTAACAGTGGCCGTGGTTGACGCGAGCCCCGTGACCAACATGGCCTCTTCGTCAATCTGACCGGGCGCCACGATGACCGTGAACGGGACAGCCGGCCAGCCCGTGACAGAGGCCACCTGGAACGTGGTCTGCACCGCGTCCATGACGGAGGTCAGCTCCGTCTCGATCGCCACGTTGCTGAAATTGCGTGCGCTCATATCAAGTCCTTCTATCGGGAGTAGTGCGCGCGGTTGGCGGTCGTGTTGAGCAGCAGCAAACGCTCCTGATCCATTCGCTCCTGATAGAGCGCGTACAGGTACTTGCTTTGCGAGACGCCCTGGCCGGGGGGAACGCGCGCATCCATCGCGTTCGCCTCAATCGCACGGGTCTGGAGGTTGTACGCCTCAGCCGTGGCGAGTAATCGTGATGCTGACAGCAGCACCACAACATCGAACGACGTCGCGGGCAGCAGGGTTGTCGCGAAGTCGTCGGCATCATTGACGAGCTGCACGGGGTCCACAGCGCACGTGACGATCAGTTGCTCCGGCGCCTGGAGGCGACCGTCATTCAAGTAGAGCGCCTTGCCTGTGGTGCTCATTGCTGGCGGGGCATGCTTGTCAAGAGTCCAGTCCCGCAGGTAGCCAATAGCCCCAAGGCCGTCAGTCGTAGTCACCTGCACTGAAAGCACACTGCGCGTAGTTGCAGGCAACTCGTAGCCGAAAGTTTCACTCGGGGTCAACACTTCTTGGGTGACCCCGTAGAGCATCCCGCCGATCGCGCCGATTGATTGATTAATAACGTCTTTGATCATCTTGCGCGGATACAGGGGCGAGACGATGACCCGCGTTCCGGCTGCATGCACTACGGCAGTAGTGCCATCCATGCCGCGCCCGTAAGGCGGAATCACAGCCGTGTTCGCGTCGCGGTCAACAGTGTCAACCCAGATGAGTTCATCGTCGATTTGGCATCGCCCGCGCGAGACGGTCGCGGCCGATGCAATATCGAGCACGAGATCGGCGTCACCAATGCCGGTCGTCAGATGCGTGGACAATTCCTGATCGCGCACGAACGAGCGCAGGTACCCAAGCACCTCATCTGTGAGCTGGCCGAAAGTCTTTGCCATGTCGCTACCTGACCGTCAATGCAGTGTCGAACTTTCTGCTTCCATCAACCGCGTCACGAATGTCCTGCAAGTTTGTTGATCGCGGTTGTATCCCTTGCGCCCGCGCTGCTCTGTACTCCGTGATCTCGGCCGTGTTCTTGACGTTCTTGAAATACTCGCCATCGACGGACTGTGTGGAGTTGTGTGACGCGAGGTTCTTGTCGCGAAGGCACTCGCCATAGGACTCGTGGTCTTGCGTGCGGCAGCCACTCGTGCAGTTGCTCATGTCACTCTCCTTCCACGCCACAGCTCCCAGAACTGCCATGTCAATCCCCTGCTATGCAATGGGAAGTGAACGAACGGGGTGAGTGGGCGCTTCCCGGCTCCCACCCACCCCGCACGACTAGCCGTTCTTGACGTCGAAGAGGATTCCCGCGTCGTTGTTGTAGACCGACGCTCCAAACCAGCCGATCCAGCCCATGCCCAAAGTGCGGCCGAACTTGTCCGCTGATGGAAGGGCCACTGAGTGCGGCTCTTCAACCACGCCCTCGACCAATCCCTCCTTGCCAATGAACAGGAGGTTGGCTGCGGTGGCTGACGCCGGCTTCTGTGAAACCAGCTCTACGGCCGGGTTGACAGCGGAGCCCTTGTCGAGTCCACGGAACTGCGGGCTCTCGATGAAGCGAATACCCTCGAAGACACCAACGGTGCCGTTGAAGATGTTGCTGTTGGCGCCCGACTCCAGGTGCGGGTAACGCCAGCCGGCGACATCGGTGGTCTCACGGAACGCCACGGACACGTCCGGGGTGATCAGACCAACGTAGTAGCCATCATCGAAAGGCATGATGCCGTTGTTGCGGAACTTCGCAACGATGCGGCGAGCATGTCCAGCCTGCAACGACTGTGCGCCAGCAGCGGCGACAGCGGTGGTGGAGATTGCGCCAGCAGCGTCGCCCTTGTAACCAGCAAAGCCGGTGTTGGCGAAGCCGCCCGTGGCCGAATACACAGCGTTCATGTAGATGGCATCCACGGTGTCGCGCAGGTTGCGGGCCACGTACTCGGCCTGCAATGGATCAATCTGTGCCCATGAGTAGGTGCGCAGGCGAAGGGTGGTGACGGTCGCAGTGCCGTACTCATCCATCGTCAGGACGCACTTCTCAAGGCCCGGCAGCGCAAGCGCGTCAGGGTCTTCCCACTCAGACAGTGGTGTGGTGGCGAGCGCCAGGTTGGTCGCACCAGCACGAAACATCGTCACCGAAGAGCCAGGGAACGCAACGTCCACAGGGCGCCGGGTGGCGAAGTTCTTGTACATGGGCTCCCAGCGGAGCTTCCACTGGATGATCTTGTCGAAGGTGGCGCGAACCAACTCATAGCCCGCTCCGGCGCCATCGGCCAGAGTCTTGCTACCGCCATCGGGGACAGCGCCCGATGTGCCAGTGCCAGAGAGGATCGGTCCACCGTGCACGATGTCTTTACGGGTGAAGCCACTGGTCAGCGGCACACCACCAAGACCGGCAATGTCGGCCATTTGTTACTCCTTACAGGGGTCTGCCTCCCCAAGCAGCCGCAAGGTCTTCCATCGACTCGGCCGACTCAATTGCGGCGAGCTGATTGGTGTTGATGGAGGATGTCGCGCCTTGCTCGGTCGAGGACATTCGACGGAGGTTGGCTGCCATTTCGTCGTCGACGGGCGACGGCGTAGCGGCAGTGTTGGGCACGAGTCCGAAAATGGAGGCGCGAGGCTCCAGCCATCCGATCACGGCAGCTTCCGTGGGTTCGATGTCGGCGGGAATGAACTCAGCAATCGCCTTGTCAACCTGAAACTTTGCGAGCACATCGCCGACAACTCTTTGTCGGTTGCCACTCTCCAGTTCAGTGTTGCGAGTGCGTAGCTCCTTGATCTCAGCTTCCAGTCGATCAACGTGAGCGCGGAGTCCGGTCTTCTGGGGCCGTTCCTGTGCGCTCTCGAAGTCGTCTTCGTCGTCGTATCCGGGCATTGCGTCTCCCTGTCAATTTCCTATAAGGACTTCGCCGCCCACCCGAACGGCCGGGGTGCCGATCGGGGATGCGACTGCCGGAACTGTGTACACGCCAACGGGGCCGGTCGATCCGTGGCGGAGTGGAATGTGGGGTCGTGAGCCCCATGCGCGCTATGCGTCATTCCGGTCATTCGATGCGTCCCATCAGGTAGGGCTCGGTTGCACTTGAAACGATAGCAGGGTCCGCCGTCGCGTCAAGTAATGCGGGGCATGCTATCGGCGCGGAACAGCGAGCCTTGCACCCTTGTAGTCGTTGTGCCGCACGCCGTTCCTGTCGATGCCGAGGAACTTGATGCGCGCCAGCACGGCCGCCAGCTTCACGCCAGGACTGATCTCCCAATGCATGTAATCCTTCGCGCGCCAGTCGCCACCGTGGTCGACCACGGCGTACACATCTTTGATCCGCTCAACATCCTTACGATTTGCAGGGTCAGAGAAAAACACCTTGCCTGCATTGGAGCCTTGGGCACCCTCCTTGCTCCAGTTGATGTCCAGCGCAGTGCCCGAGGCGTGATTGGAAAAATCGCTGGCCGCACGAGCCGCCCGATACGCGTAGCCGCCATCGTCGACCGCGCCCTTGTCAATGGCTCGCAACCACTCGTCGTAATCGTGTGCCAGTGCCAGGAACAGCGGCAGGATGTCTGCGCGCATAGTGATGCGACGGGTCGTGCCGGGCACGGTTGCGGTGCGCAAGAGCTTGGAACCCGGCGTGAGCACGGGCCAGCCATTCAGGGACTTCGCCATCACTTGCCTTCCTTCACCAGTGACGGGGTGCCCTTGTCGGCAACCTCAGCGGACGCGAGGCTTGTCAGGATCGAGATACCGGCGCCGTAGACGATGGCCGCGCCTACAAGCGCGAAGGCGTTGATGATCTGGTCGACGGAAGTGAACACGGTCAAGCCCCATGCACCTGCACCGAACTGACCTGCCGACTTCAATGCCCGCTCTGCTGCGGACTTCACAAACGATGCTGTAAACATATTGCGCTCCTAATTGGCGTGCTCGTGCTGACTGTCGATGTGTCGATCAAGCCGCTGGATTCCGACGCGAAGATCGGTATGCAAGCTGCTTATGCGAGCGTGAACTGTGTCGAGGCTTTGCCTCGCTTCGTCGCGGTACTCGCCCTGTCTCCGTTCGATGCGGTCGACCGCATCGCGCATCGAGGTTCCATGGTTGGGGATCATCTCTGCATGCGCCTGCTCCGTTGTCACGTTGCCCTTGCGGACCTCCGCTCGGATCACGTACAGGAGACCCCCAGCTAGGGCGCTGATAGCGACCAGGAGGGTCCCGCATATCGCGATAATCACTGACGGTTCAGACATGTAGCGGCCTTCCAGCTTTGCAGGGGTGACGCGTGGGCGGGGTCGCCTACGCGTAGGTGTAGCCAGTTGTCTTCGTCGTTGCGACGGTGGACTCCTGCGTGACAACGACATCCACCGCGCCTGCGGCATGCGCGCCACTGACGCAAGTGATCGAAGTCGGCGAGACGGTGACCAAGCTGGTCACTGCGACGCCGCCGATCGTGACACCCACCACGCGGTAGAAGTTTGTCCCGGGGATCGTGATGGCCGTGCCACCCGCAGCAGCACCCGACGTGGGGGAGAGCGTGCCGATCGTCAAAGCACCAGGCGGGTCAAGTGTCGTGGTGTCGCGCAACGGCCCACCGGGGTAGTCCGCGCTGCCCTCGAATGGACGGAACTTTGCAAGTGACATTGCTACCTCCTATTGAGCGCGCCGGCCGGCGCTGAGTGATGTACGACCAACACCCGATGAACCACTGAATCGGGCACGTTCCTGTGAAGCCAGGCGCTTCTTCTTCTCGGCCACCTCAGCGCCACCCGCGAGTGCGAACTGTTCGCGAATCAACTCATCACCCGTGGCATCAACTGCCGAGAGCTGGCCGAGCCGCTGGAAGAGTGGCGACTCTTGCGCGACAGTGCCGAACTTGCCCGTGGAGTCGCTGAACGTGGATGTGTAGCTGCTATTGGTCGACTGGTACATGTCCGCGATCTCGTCGCGCATAATGTCGGAAACCGAGAGCCCAACAGTTTCAGCGGCGCCACCAACATTAGCCCGATTCATGTTGCGGCGTGATTCAGACTTGAGGTAGTCCATCGTGCGCGTGGGGTCGAGCACGTGCGCGATCATCTCGGAGTCGGTCAGGCCGTACACCTCGCGAAGTTGCTTCTTCACGTTCTGATTGCCCGAGTAGTTGATGTAGTCGGCTGCCTGTTGCACACGGTCATTGGCCTCAGTGACGGACACATCGCGGCCGATCAGTGCGGCAAAATCGGCGGGCTCGTCGAACAAAGTCTTGGGCATGCCGTGCGCCAAGAGCACCTGCTTGTACCCCTGCTCCATCGCAAGATAATTGGCGGGCAGTAGTTCAGACAGGCCATTCTTCTTGCGCTCGATGTTGCCAGCGAATCGCGTATCCCATGCGGCCCTGTAATCAGGGTCGTTGTGGATCAGCACGAACAGTGCGTCGCCGGTATATCCGGCACGGACATACTTCTCCATTGCATCGGCGAAGACGCCCATGCCGTTTTCGCCGAAGTAGGTCCGCATGATGGTGATGAGCGAGTTCTGCTGACTGACGACAGCATCCCTATCAGCCTGCGCCCGAGCGTTCCAATAGTCATCCTCGGCTGAGGTCTCGCGGCCAGCCCCGTCACTAGGGGCAGCAGTTTCGGGAGTTGTGGTCGGCAGGCCGTTGGCTTGTAGCCAAGTGACCAAGCTGATCTCGTCAGATTCCCTGCTCACATCAACCCCCTACTTCACGAATCCGAAGTCTTTGAGCATCTGCATCGACGCCTGGTTCATCTCCGCGCGGCCCTGACGGGTGTTAATCCATTCAGGCTTCTTGCGAAGATCCTGCTGAAACTCAAACAGTGACTTGGAACGCACTTTGCCTGTCTCACTATCCACGACCTGCAACGCACCCTGTATATCGGGGTCGTTTATCTGGATGTCCGCAGAGCTGCGGTCAAGGGTCTGCGCGAGCATCTGGATGTAAGGATCAGCGATGTCTTGCAGAGACCGCGAGCCAGAGATCATTCCAGCAAGGCCGACGTAGCGCGACCTGCTCTGTTCGATGATCTGGGTGTCGAGGTCAGCCTGTGTCGTCTTGCCGCTTTGGAGCCCTTGCACGGCATTGAGATACCACTGGTCTGACAGGTTGAGCCCGTAGGATTCCGCCTTCTGACGCAATGCCTCAGCGTTGGCGCCCGCCCCGCCCGTGAACGCGCCCGTGGTGGGGCTCTTGCGAATCAGCGGCGCAAGGTACGCATTGAGCAGGCGGTCGGGCACCCCCTCGTCGACACTGGATGACAGTGACCCCCAATTGTCGCTAAGGATCTGCTCAGAGAATGAGCGCAGTTGCTCAGGGGTGAGGGTGGACAGGTCCGCGCCGGACTTCGTGGCGGCCAGCTTGACGTTGGCAGTGAGGTTGTCAACGCGCGTGTTCCACGATGAAGGATCTGACAGGCGTGCGGCCTCAGACAGTCGCTTGTTGCCGTCGCGACTCTGATACCACTTCGACTCTTGCAGTGCGGCGCCTGTCGTGCTGGCATCCCACGAGCTACCGTCGTTCTCACCTTTGATGATCTTGTTCGGATTCTTGGGGTCGATGCGCGCATTGACCCAGCCCTGGGACTTGTACGCCAGCACCAAGAGTTCGGGGTGAGCGAGGATCAGCCCCACGCCGTACGTCGAACCGAAGTCATCACTGAGATCGCCGACATTGAGACTGTCGACGATGACGCCGCCGGACTTCTTGGCCCCAGCCTTGCCATTGGGCTGCGTAGGTGCGTTCGCCATTACATCGCCCCCTTCAATGTCGATTGGAATACCTGAGCGAACTTCTCGGCGACTTGATATTCCTGGTAGCCCTCGTCCTGCTTCACCGCATCAATCGCGTGCTGCTGCATGTCAATGTCAGGAGTGCCCGCGAACTTGCCCGTGTATGACTTGTAGTAGTCCTTGAATTCGTCATCGGAGAGCGTGCGGCCGACCAATGACGTCGACACGGAGTCCATTGCACGTCGCACGCTTGACGAATCAAGGGGCACGGGTGCCGCTGGGCCTGCTGGGCCTGCCATGCCACTGCCAGCTTTGATGCCGTGCTGGGCCGCATACTCTTCCGCCAACTGGAATGGCGTCTTCTTGATGCCTGATGCGTACAAGACTGAGGACATGGAAACGAACCTGTCGAACGCGGCTGGCCCTGATCGGCCACCCTGTGCTTTCGCAATGGACGTGAACAGCGACTCATACTGCGGGAACATCATGTACATCGCGTTGGCGTTCTCGGATGACATGGCCTGGAAGTAGGTCGACCCGCTCTTGTCAGCAGGAGAGCTGGGGGTCATCGGGCGATACTCGGCTGGCACTTCACCCGTCTGCTTGATTGTGGCAGGCAGTTTCGGCATCCACGCCTGTGATTGAGAGTTTGACTGCGACGGCACCGATGTCGAGCCACCCGGCGCAGCATTTGAGTCTGACGCCACGATCGTTGTCTCGCCGGGCTTACACGCTCCGGCCGTGTAGTAGGCGTCGCCTCCCGGTGGCTTACAAGTTGTCATACCAGACTCCCGTAGTCGAGGTTGTTGAGTAGTGAGTCGATGTAGTTCTGCACACCGATGTCGTCTTTGCCGATCGCCGTGAGTGTCATTGCCAGCTCTTCATCGAGGCTGGCGCGCGATGCCTTATCGGCGTTGGTCTGCCGCGTGTATCCAGCCTTTGCAGAGTTGATTTGGAGCCAAATGGCATTGGCGCTGGAGATTCCCTGCGCCGTGCCGGTGAGTTTCCCGTCGCGCTCACGAAGGAACTGGATCATCTGATTGGTCTCAGTGAACATCTCCACGAGACGATCAGCGCCATAGCCTTCACGGATGTCTGTCTTCTTGGCCCGCCAGTACGGATTCTCGTTCACGAGGTAGTCGCGCGCGGCGGCCTTCTCTTTCTCCAATGCGCGGATCGCCTTGTGGTTCACATCTGAGTCGTCGGGGATCTGTGCGATCTGCTCGTCGAAGATTGCTCGAATCTTTCGATCCTGCTGTTCGGACTTTGCCGCGAGCATGTCGATGACCATGTCCTTCTCGGTCTTGTCCACTTTGAGCCCGAGCGAGGTGAGCAATGCCCAGCCGTTCCAATCGAACTTGCCTTCCTGCGGTGCCAGCCACAAGTAGGCGTTGGGGTATTCCTTCGCGAGATCCTTGACGCCATCCATGCGCGTCCAGTTGACGACCTCTTTGTATGGGCCAACGCCTGCGAGGCTGCCCGTCAGCTCTTCGTTGTTCTTAGTCTTGGAGATCGTGAACGGCAACAGGGAACCGTCTGGGTCCAGGCGCTCCCACTCCACGTACGCCTGCGCATAGTCACCTTCATGCTTGTCCAGTAGTTGCTTCCACAGTTGGGACATGCCAGTGATGCCCATGTCACGCGCGAACTCTGTGATGTTGTTTTGGAACACCTGCGGTGAAGCGGGTGCCACGAAGCCCAAGAGCATCTTGGTCATCTGGAGGCTGAAAGCCGTCTTCGCTGCTTTCGCGTAGATGTCACTGTTCTTCAACTGCTCAAGGTTCATGTTCTGTGGCACGTCATCCAGATCGCCGTTGGCAATCATGATCGCCAGCGCGCCAGAGATCGACGAAGCCATTGACGCGTTCATCTCATCGGGGGCCAGTGACTCCCAAATGCGACGAACGCCGGCAGGCAGGATGGCGTTGGCAATCTCAGTCGCAAGGTTGGGTGTCGTGCCGGCGATTGAATATTCGCCAAGCGTGAGCGCACGCAAGCCCTGCATCTGCGGTGCCATGTGGAATAGCGAAGTCAACCCGATTGCCGTGATAGGTCCAGACACGGATGGGAGCCACTGTGCAGGGTCAGTGGAGGGCGAGATGGACTTGAGCTTGCCGCCGACCGCGAACGCATCCACAGCGGTGCCAATACCGAACCCATTGCCAGGCACCACAGATCCGAGGGATGCAAATGCGTCTTGCAGGAAGCCGTTGCCGGGATAGGCGAAGTACAGGTCGCCATTGTCGTCGCGGTAAGTGAAGCCGGAATCGTCGAGCACCTGATAGGTCAGCGCGAGCTTCCAGTAGGCGTCGGGGTAGTTGATCGCCATGCGCCCAGCACGTCGATAGAAGTCCTCTGTCGCGCGGTAGTAACGCGAAACGTTGCGCACCTTCCACGCGAGGATCGACCTGTTGTTGGGATTGTCCATGTACGACAAGGTGAATGAGTACGCCTGATCTTGTGACATCCGATCCACG